TATATATTATATAAATTTTAGCAACGAACTCAACGAAGAAAATAAAGGCTGTCAACGAACAACTTCGCTGACACGCAAAAACAGCGCAGAAACATTCAATCCGCGCCGTTTTTTGTGCAATTTTTTATACTATTAAAAATGTGTTTTGTGTTTTTTAGAAACTACATCAGCAATACCTATTACTTTACCAAAACAAACTACGCTTTCACGCTTACTAAGATCGATTGGATCATGCTTTTTGTTGTAAGGAATCAAGAATCTGCCGTCGTATTCTTTAATACAAGCCTCTCCATCAACTAAGAAAATACCGACCTCTCCTTTGCGAACACATGGGCAAGATTCCACCAAAACGATATCACCGTCATGATATTCATCCTCCATGCTATCGCCGGATATAGGAATAGCAAAGTCGGCAGCTAGTGCTTCTGGCGTACTGCGGACGGTTATTGTTTCAGCGCTTGCTTCGTCAAGGTATAATCCTGTTCCAGCGCAAGCCGCATTGCTGTAGTATGTTTTGTCACAAGTACCGTTTAGGGGCAAGCATTTATCTATAGCATCGTTCTGCTCAGTTTTATTCACTTTTTCCTGTTCAGCAGCTCGTTCTGCGGCAAGCTCTGCGAGAGTTTCTGCTCTTTCCTGGATCAGTTTTTTGGATATTTCATCTACAGCGTTATAGTTTCTTATTAACTGGCTGATATCCTCTGATACAGACTTGTTCTCTTCTTTTCCGGTGATCAAGAAACTTAAAGATACTCCTAAAAAATCCGCAATGATGGATAATTTGTCTGCGGCAGGATTCAAATTGTTCTTATTCCAAGCTGAGATTGCCGATGTAGAAATACCGGTATATTCAGACAAATCCTTCTGTTTAAGCCGTTTTTCTTTTAATATCATAAAAATTCTCTGAGATATAGTCATTCTAGTCCTCCTTATAAATCTCAGAGAAAAATCCTCAAACACGAATTTTTCTCTTGACAAATCCACATATATGGATTATAATATACTTGTAACCGATGGATTACCCACAGGGCATAGTAATCCATCTACATTGTAGCATAAATCCGTCCAAAAATCAACAGAAAGGAGTAGTGAAAAATGTCATTGTCCGAAAATATTAGAATTATGCGCGAAAGCCGTGGGCTTTCCCAGTCCGAGCTTGCCGAGCAGATTGGACTGCAAAAGCAGAACGTAAGCGCCTATGAGCGCGGAGTAAAGGTGCCTACCGTGGAGAAACTTGTCGCTATCGCCGACACGCTCCGCTGCAGCACAGATAAATTATTAGGGAGGAACTTACCATGAGCATGAACAAAATGACCGCAGCAGTTACCGCCGCTCTGGAGAAGCTTGGCTATCGCCGGATCCGCGAACTGCAGATCACCTGCCCCACCCAGAACAGGGCGAACGTTTACCTGAACGACGAGTATTTCGGAGTATTCGACTTCGAACGCAACACCTTTGTAGACTGAGGCGAGCAATATGGAAAGCAAATCAGATTTTTCTAATCTGCTCAAAGACTACCGAAAAAAGAATGGGCTTACACAAAAGGCATTTGCTTCGTTAGTCGGGCTGTCTTACGATACTATCATAGGCTATGAACACGGCAGGAGCAAGCCGTCACCTGTTGCACGGAAAAAAATTGCAGAGAAAACAGGTATTGAAATCGCGCTTATTCCTCAAGGAAAAAATGGTGCGAAAATAGACTATTCAGAACCTTTGACTGATGAAGAGCGCGAGTTCGCAGAAATCAACCATTCTGAAATATGGAAATTTCTCAGAATCAAGAGGTTATCGTTTGATGAATGGTATGATACTGTGGTTTTCGGATATCTCCGTGCAGTCAAAATTCGTTTTCTCAGACCAGACCTTAAAGAGGTGCCGTTTTCTTACATTGCATTTCGCAATATGGAATCAACGCTTTCCAACGAGAGACGGAAACAAACACGCCGTCCTAGGACTGTCAGTCTTTACAATAGCTGTTATTCCAACTCTGATAAGCCTATGATAGACGAAATGTGCAGTCCTTACGACAATATAAACACAGATTTTTAAGAGTTTTGCAATCGATTGCAAAACAGAACAGGAGTACACCATGATAAGAAACAACGACATAATCCAGGGCTACACCGTCCTGATGGTAGCTAACGGAATGATTCTTGCTCATTCCAAGACCGCCCCTGACCCCTACGTTGTATGGCATACCGCCGAGAACGGCAACGATGTGTACGACGGCAAGTACCTGCCGAACAAGGAGGACGCCGAGTGGGATTTCTGCACTAAGGCTTTCCCGTGGTTTGAGGATAACGCCCCCATAAACATCATTGAGGACAACGCAGCAGAAAAGATTGACAGTTTCAACTGGTACCTTGATGGTGCAAAGGAACGCGTGGAATCCTGCAGAAGCGTTCTGGACGAGATACAGGAGGCAATGGGCAATGCCTCTGCTCTGGTTGAGGACATGGTCGCAGAACACGAAAAGCTGGTCGGAAAGAAAGCAGCTCCGCAGGAGGAAAGCGACGATTCCAAAATCGACTATATTTCTGATTTTGATTTTGAAGAAACTACTAAAATTTCATCAGCTATCTCTGAACATCTTTCAAAGCTCAAAGACGAGTCAAAGTCAGAAAAGGAACCGCTATTAACTCAGAATTTTAGCGGACGAGGACACAGAGTTGTCCACGTTAAAATCAAAAAAGTAACCAAGTAGATGAAAACAGCCGAAACGAGCAGCCCGGCAGCGGGTTGTTCGTCCGCAGGGAATGACCGCCCTGCGCTGATGATGGCAGGTCGGAGCATAAAAAATAGAGCCTCGGCAGAAACAACTACTCTTTGCACGGAATATCGTTTCTGCTGACCGCAAGGCTCCGTCTAAAGTATATCAGAGCATTACGCTTTTGTCAAGTAAAATTCTTACAGAAAGGAGAGATCACTTTGACTTACCTATCAACGGCAGAGGTCGCGGAGATAAAGGGGTGTAGCTTACGCTACGTTCAGCAGCTTGTCCAGAATGGCAAGCTCATGGGCGAAACAAAAGACAACGCCGCGAACAACCGCACCGAATACATGATTCCACTGACAGCACTGCCGCAGGATTTACAACTCAAATGGGAAAATCAGCAGCGCCGCTCGCTCGGCTTGGAACCGATTAAAAAGGCTGTTAAAGCCCCATTAAAGCCAGCTGAAAACCGCCTTACTCTGGACGATCTTACAGATAAGCAGCGCAGCGAACTGTACCTCTGGACGGGAATAATCAAGGACTGGCTGACTATCCGGGACAGCTACGAGCAGTTCAGCAAGGGCGAGATCGACGAGATGTACGTTCAGGCGGCGCGGCTGAAATACCCTGACCTGGAGATAAGCACTGATATCCTCTACCGCAGGCTCAAGGCTTACCGGAACTCGGACATTTCCGGGCTTATCGACAAGAGGGGCGGCAGCAACAAGGGAACGACCGTCGTTCCGGAGTTCATGCTGAACGCGTTCAGCCGGTTCTACCTCGACCAGCAGTGCCTGCCTATAACGAGCTGCTACAAATTTACCCGGGACTGGGTGCAGGAACATTACCCGGAAAGCCTGCCGGATATGCCGTCAGAGCGCACGTTTCGCCGCAGAGCCGAAGATATACCGTATGCGGTGCGAATGTACTTCCGCAACGGCGACAAGGCGTTCTCAGACAAGTGCCTGCCGTATGTCGAGCGACTTTACGACGACCTCCACGCAAACGATGTCTGGATAGCAGATAACCACACTTTCGATTTCTTCACCGCAGGAAAGGACGGCAAGGTTCGCCGCCTGTACCTCACAGCGTTCCTGGACGCCAAGTCCGGCGCTATGATGGGCTGGAACCTCACATACGCGCCCTCCGGCGACAGCACGCTACTGGCGCTCCGGCATGGAATACTGAGGTGTGGAGTTCCGAAAGCAGTCTACTTCGACAACGGTTCCGAGTTCCTTGTATCGGATATCGGTGGACGCGGACACCGCCGCCGGAAAGACTGGAACAAGGATCCTCTGCCGCCGAACATCTTGCAGTTCCTCGGAATCGAAATGCACAACGCTATCGTCCGGAACGCAAAGGCGAAGCCCATCGAGCGCACGTTCTGCACTTTCAAGAATCAGTTTTCACGCTGTATTCCCACGTTCTGCGGCGGCACGATTCTGGAACGCCCGGAAAGCCTGAAATACAAGCTGAAGCACGGAATTATTCCAGAGGAAGAACAGATACGGATAGCGCTGGATTCCTACATCGACGGCTGTTTCAACGCCGCTCCCTACGGCGGCAAGGAGCGCCGCTACAAGGGCATGAGGCGTTTTGAGGTTTGGAACAGCAGCATACAGGACACCGTATTCCGCACAGCGGACGAAGCTAACCTCTCAATGCTGCTCAAACGCGTCAGCAAGCCGCAGGCAGTCAACCGCAACGGCGTGTACATCAACTTCGCCGGAGAAAAGCTGTGGTACCGCGGCGCGGACACCGTCCTCCACATAGGTGAAAAGGTGTACGTCCGCTACGATCCGGCGGATCTCCGCAGCGTGCGCGTGTATGACATGGCTACGGACAAGTACCTCTGGACGTGGGATCTGGACGACGACCTCCTCGTTGACTACCTTACCAACCACCGCGAAGATATCGCCACCGCCGAGAAGCAGATCGCCGAGAGCAAGAAGCTCGTCCGGGAATACGGTCGCGGGATCCTCGACAGCGTGGACGCCGACAAGCGTATCGACATCTTCGCCGCTATGGTCAGAAACTCGGTCGAGGGCGGCAAGGACATGGTATTCAAGAAACCTGCGAAATTCGTTCCGGTATTCTCCGAAGAGAAACTGGAGAAATCCCCGGCGCTTGGGGATATCAGCGAGATCTCCGTCAATATTGATATCCTGGATAAGTTAAACGCAGCGGCGGCGAGCCGCAGAAAGGACTGACATCATGGCAGAACAGAAAGTGATAAGGGAGCTTACGCCGAAGCAGCGCGAGGCTCTTGAAAAGATAACGGCAACCGCCGCGGAGCTTGGAATCTCCGAAGCGAAGCTCTGCGAGCGCATAGGAATAACCGGCTCGGCGCTGTCGCAGATACGCAAGGGGTACTACGCCGGGAACTGGGACAATCAGTTCGAGAAGATATACGCCTATTTTGAGAATAAGGCGGCGGCTTCCGAGACCTACAGCGAGGTAGAATACGCGCCGACCTCGATTTCTACACTGGTTTACAAGACAGTGCGGAACACACAGCTCAAGGGCGGGTTCGCGTTCGTGACCGGGGATGCGGGAGTCGGCAAGACGAAGGCGCTCCACAAGTACATAGAGGATCACCCTCACGACAGCGTGATGATAACGATAAATCCCTGCACCAAGAGCACAAAGGCAGTGCTGAAACTGCTGGCTCTGAACCTGGGAGTTCCGGTCACACAGTCCCGGGACGACCTGTGGATGAGCATTGCGGCGAAGCTACACGACGGAATGGTCGTTGCAGTGGACGAAGCGCAGCTTCTGACCTACGGCAGTATCGAAACGCTGCGTTCGTTCGCGGATTTCTTTGCAGAGCGCCGCCAGACCCTCGGCGTTGTTCTGGTCGGGAATCAGGGGATACGGGAGAAAATCGAGGGCAAGTCCCGGGAGCAGTACCGTCAGGTCGCGAACCGCGCATGGCAGCGGCAGCAGATAAGCACCGGGGACGTTCAGCCCGAGGACATCAAAATGCTGTTCCCGGTGCTTGAAGGCAGGGAGCAGGAGCTGACGCTCCTCTACAAGGTAGCCCAGACCGCCGAGGGAATTCGCGGAGCAGTCCGGCTGTTCGGGAACGCCTTTGACTCCGGCGACTACGACTTTAACGGGATAGTCCGCATGGCGAAGATGATGCACCTTGACCTCAAGGGCGCGGAAAAGGCGGTGCGGGTATGAAACACGGAAAGAACCCCACTCGCCGAACGGAAGCAGAGCATTGCTTCCGTTCGGCTGAATCCGGAAAACTGGCTCGTCTGCAAGGACACCCCGGACGAGCTGGTGCTGGAACACAAGATAAGCGGTAACATCAAGCGGATAAGAAAGGAATTACTGAAATGAAAATCGAATACATGCTTGCGTTCCTCGGCGGCGTTGAGCTGATGGCGCTCGCTAACGCGCTTTCGCTGGGACTGCTGCCCTGCCGGCTTCTGGCGTTGATATTCCTGCTTGTTGCCTTCGCGGCAGCAGTAATTATCGGATACTCCGCTTGTTACAAGCACCTGCGGAAAGCCGTTGACCGCCGGTCGTACCATGAGGGCGTGTGCAAGGGCATACGGATCGGACGTGCGGAACGGCAGTCCGAGGTGCAGAGATTTCTTGAGGATTGATATTTTTGGGGGCTTAGTCCCCCGCCTTAATGCGGCTCCATACGGAACGGTTGCAAGCCCGATAACGCAGAGCAAGGAAAAATATAAGGAGGATTTTTATGGACAAGGAAGCACAGAAAAGATTAGCGGACGATTTTGTAGAGTTGCTTCGCACGACGAACAGGGACGGTATTGAGGAGCTTATCCGCTATCTTCAGGAGGAGACAGACTTCTTTACTGCCCCGGCAAGCACAAAATATCACGGGGCATTCGCGGGTGGACTGCTCATGCATAGCATAAATGTATGCGCTGAACTTAGGCTCGACCCGAACAGCAAGGTTTACCCGACCGAAACTCTGATCATCGTTGCGCTGCTGCACGACATCTGCAAGGCGAACTGCTACCGCACGGAAAAGCGGAACGTCAAGGAGAACGGCGGGTGGGTCGAGAAGCAGATCTATGTTTTTGAGGACGAGCTGCCACTCGGTCACGGTGAAAAATCGCTGTACCTTGCAAGCAAGTTCATCAAGCTGTCGGACGAGGAAGCCGCAGCTATCCGCTGGCACATGGGAGCGTTCGACTGCGCGTTCCGGGGCGGCGACCGGGGACTGAATGCGGCGTATGAGAAGTATCCTCTGGCGGTAATGCTTCATCTGGCGGATATGAGGGCTACTTACCTTGTGGAACGGGGTGAACGTCATGACTGACGAGCAGTGGAAAGAGGTTGAAAAGAAGCTTGTTCCGCCTTTTGGTAGGGTTGAGCTTGAAATTGACGGCTACAAGGTGACTATTACTGCACAGTTGGTTGAAAAAATGAAGTTTAGCTTTGTGGTGTATGTCAATGGTTTTATCAGAGCCGAATGGTCGATGAATGACTGCGAGATACGCCGCCGTTTCTACTATGAGTCTAAAAAATCATTGCTGAAAGGCTCCGAAAAAGCCAAAATCAAAAAGATGAGGAAATCAGTCCGGGAAGAAATCATGAAATCAGCGCAATACTCGGTTTTCCTGCCTTATTGGGGGAGTTTCTCCCGGCTGAAATCCCATCTTATAAAGAACAACCAATCGATAGAATTGGTCGAATAATTCCTTTTGGGGGGCTAAGTCCCCCGCCTTAATGCGGCTTCCGGTAACGGAAACGGTTGCAAGCCCGTGCGAACGCAGAGCAGGGATTAACGTTAGTTCGTGCAGTTTTGCGAAGCAAAATTGCCGTCCCTCTGACGGCAAAGGCTGAACATCTCAGTTTGCAAAGCAAACTGCACACTGGCAGAAAGGAGAGTGATTGCATGAAATTCAAGCTTTACGACTATGATAACGACCGTTCCACGGACATCGAACTGACCCCATCGCAGTGGAAAGAACTTCAGGTGTTCCTGAAAGAGCTGAAGAACCCGCCCACGCACGACTACAAGGCGGTTCTCGACTGTTTCAACCGGATATGCTCGAAGCTTCCCCCGGCGACGCGGCTGACTGACAAGCGCAGGCGCGCTATCGTCAAGGCTCAGAAGGATGGCTACGATCTGGAGCAGGTGTTCAGGACAGCCGCTCAGAGCGCATTCCTCTGCGGGCGGAACTCCCGCGGCTGGCGTGCAAGCTTCGACTGGATAATGCAGCCGGGCAACTTGGTAAAGGTCGCCGAGGGGCAGTATTCGGACAGCATTCCCGCACCCGCGCCGTCAGCGCCGCCGATGTCAGGCAATCCGTTTGATGACTATGGATAAGGTGAACGGCGCAGCGTTCGTAAAATCACTGGCGGCTCTGCACATGCAGAGCAATCCCCCGCTGGAGGGCGACTACATCGGCGAGGACGGTCTGCTCCGCTGCGGAAAATGCGGAGGATTCAAGCGCAGCCGTATTGAGGTCAGCGGCGAGGAGATAATCGTGCCGGTCTGGTGCGAATGCATGACCCGCGCCAAAGAGGAAGAAAAGAAACGCAGCGAATCTATCCTGGCGAACATGCGCGCTAACGAGCTTCGCCGGCTGTCGCTTATGGACAACTCGCTGTCGGCGGTGCGGTTCACTACTGCTGACAAGTCAGGCGAGAACGCCCGCAGCGTGGAGATATGTCGCAGATACGCCGCGAAATTCCAGCAGATGAAGCAGGACAACCGCGGTCTGCTGCTGTTCGGCGGCGTGGGTACCGGCAAGACCTACACGGCAGCGTGCATTGCGAACGAACTATTGGCGCAGGGAGTGTCGGTCGTTATGACCTCGCTTGTCAAGCTCATCGAAAACGGTATAAGCGACCTTTGCAGCCGCCTGTCGGCGATAGACCTGCTTATCCTCGACGACCTGGGCGCGGAGCGCTCCACGGATTACGCTCTGGAGCAGGTCTACAACATCGTGGACAGCCGCTACCGCGCAGGACTGCCGGTGATATATACAACGAATCTCACGCTGGAGGAGCTGAAAAATCCCGCAGACATGCGATACGCGCGGATATACGACCGCGTGCTTGAGAAGTGTTTTCCGGTGGAGTTCCGGGGCGTTTCCCGCCGGAAACACGGCGCGCGTCAGGGGTTCGACGATATGATGGCGCTGCTCGGCGTGGATGACACTACTTAAACATCATTTAAAGGAGGATAAAACAGCATGGAAATTAAATTTAAAAAGCTTACCAAGTCCCGCGGACTGACTATCCCGCGCGACATGGCGGCGCACCTCGACCTTGACACCGGAACTGCGGTCGACCTTACCGCCTCGGCTGACGGGAAACTCATCATCACAAAACATGTTGATACCTGCCGTTTCTGCGGCGGCGCGGAAAAGGTCAAGCAGTTCGGAGGTATATTCTGCTGTCCGCTGTGCGCCACAAAGCTTTATCAGGAGGTAACGGCAGATGAGTGATATCGTTGACAAGGTGCGGGAGCTGAGCCGTATCAAGGCGGATATCGCAAAGCTCAACGACCGCCGGAAAGAGCTTGAAGCGTATTTTCTGGAGCGCGGCGGCGATGATGTAGTTGACACAAAGTTCAAGTCCACCGTGTACGCCGATCCGGATTCTCAGGCGGCAGTCACCTACACCGAGGCGCAGGCGCTGACAATAGTTTACCCGCATTACCTTAAAGAAACGCTGGGAGCGATGTTTCCGGATATCTTTGAGGAAGCCGTCAAAACCGAGGTCAAGCCGAAGAACAAGGATATTGAGCGCATGCTCATCGGAATGTTCACCGGGAATTACACCAGGTCAACGCCGGAGGAGATAATTGCGCAGCTCCCCTGCGGAGATAAGGCGAAATCCGCGCTTGCGAAGAAACTTAAAGGCGCGAAGTTTGAGACTGACCGCGACAACCTCATGAAAATCGGTGGGTTTTCGGAGCAGGACGCCGGAGATTACGCCTACTTGTACGCCGAGGCGGCGGTCTGGCAGACATTCCGGAGCGTTGCGGAGATGTCCGGCGCAGACGAAGCACGGCTGCTCCGCTGTATCAATCTCGGCGTTGCGGTGGACAGTTCCACCAAGATCGCGGTGACCTGATGGCTACCAAGGAACAGATCCGGCGGATATATGCCCTCGGCGCTGCCGCCGGACTGCTCGACCGGAGCGCCGGGAACGACGACAACCTCCATCTTTGGGTAAAGCAGTTTTCGCTTAAAGACCACATCTCGGAACTGACCGAGCAGCAGGCGGATTTCATCATCAGGCGGCTGGAGGAATACCGCTCGCAGGTCGCGCCGAAGCCGGAACTCATTACAGAGGAACAGCAGAATATGTGCTTCAAGCTGATGTACCGGATAGCCGAGATTTCTCCGTCGGACATCAAGCCCCGGGAACGGTTGAGGGGTGTAATATCCAAGGTGACCGGCAGAGAAATCCGCCCGGACAGGGATATTTTCAGCCGTGTAACCCGGGCAGAGGGTTCGGAGATAATTGAAATGCTCAAGCGGATACTCCGCTCAGAGCAGAATAAACTGAAAAGGAGTGATAAGCATGGGACTTGCAATGCTGGTAAAGAAGAGCCACCTTAACGCCGACCAGCAGGAGGTGGCTGACATCATCGGGCTGGAAAACTACCAGGCGCTGGTGGATACATTCGGCGGTTCACAGATCTGGATACCGAAAGCGCGATCGCTGGTGTCGTCCCCGGAAATTTCTACGTATATCCGGTCAAGGCGGCAGAACGGCGACACTCCGGAGCAGATAGCCCGGGAACTGGAGCTTCCGGTGTCGGAGGTAAGACGGCTTTCAAAGTGATTTATGGCTCATCGCAAACGCGGTGAGCCGTTTTTTTATGTCGTTTCGCTTTGTGATTTCGCTTTTTACAAAGATACATTTTTATAGTATAATATGCGTAGCAAAAATAACATTTTAAAGAGGTGATACCGTGGATTTCGACACAATCTATAATATGATACTTACCGTCGGCATGGGCGCGATAACGTTCTTCCTCAAGCGCAGTTTTGATAAGCTGGACAGCCGTGCGAGCCACTCCGATGTAGAGGAGCTTAAAAACAAGCTTGCCAGCCGCGCAAGCCGCTCCGATGTTGATGAACTCAAAGACAAGCTTGAAAGCGCCGACGAAAAGTACGCCAGCAAATCCGAGCTTAACGAGCTGAAAAAATCCATCGAGAAAATCGAGAACAACATAGATTTCCTCAAGGAGAATACCGTGCGGAACTCCGATTTTATCCGCACCATGACGCGGCTCGAAACAAAGATAGACGATCTCAAAAGGGAGTGATATAGATGGACATGGAAAGAGTACACCGCGAGAAATTCTGCGATAATAACGCCCGCGTGCTTCGGGCTATAAATACGCTGCGGACAAAATACGTCCGCATACGTGAGCTGGAATACGGTCTGGAGGTCGATGTGAGCGCTCCGGAGATAGCTGACTGCGTGAATTATCTGAACGAGGGCGGCTACATAAAGCTCCGTGACGTGGAGTTCCACAATGAAGTAGCCGACCTCGCCGACGCGGAACTGCACAGCCTTGAGGCTAAGCTTACCGCAAAGGGTATAGCATTCCTGAACGGCAAAATTTCCGATCCGTGCATAAGGCGGTGAGCCATGAAACGTAAGCACAGCAAGATAGACAAGCTGCCGTCTGACATCAAGGAAGCGGTCGAGCAGATGATCCTCGGAGATTACACCTACCGTGACGTCTGCGATTTTGTCCAGGACACCGCGAACGTCACGCTGTCCGAGGCGGCGGTCTGCAGGTACGCGCAGGGGCTGAACGCCAGCGTGCAGGAAATACGCCTTGCAAGCGAGAATATGCGCGCTCTGACCGAGGAAATGCAGAAGTTCCCGCAGCTCGACACCACCGAGGGAATCGCCCGGCTGATATCCCACAAGGTATTGCAGGCAGTCCAGCAGATGGACGAAATCGCGCTGAAAGAAGCTGACCCGCTCAAGCTCATCGAAAAGGCAACGGCGCTGATCCGAGCGGTGAGCCTGAAAAATTCCACGGATATCAAGACGGCGAACCTGAAAAATGTGGCGTTCGAAAGCTTCAAAGAGGATATTTTCGACGCTATGGCAAAGGAGAATCCTGAACTGTACCGCTCGCTGGTGCAGTTCATCAACAGCAAATCGCAGGAGGAATAATGTACGTTATATATTGTCAGTCCGGCAAGGAGATGGCGGTCGTCCGGCAGCTTGCCGAAAAGAACATCACGGCGTATGCTCCACGCCGACTGGTTCAGGAGCGCCACCGCCGCAGGTGGGTACAGCGCGAAGTGCTGCTGTTCAGCGGATATGTGTTCCTCGACGCGGAGCTGACCCCGGACATCTGGCAGGCGGTCAAGTTCTGCTATGGAACGCTGCGGATACTCAGCCGCTCGCAGCTCAGCCAGACCGAGGAGGAATATATCAGATTCCTCTGCAATGACGGTCACGCGCTGGGAATAAGCCGCGGCTACGTTTCGGGCGGCGCGCTGCACATCATGGACGGCTTCCTGAAACGCTTTGAACATAAGATAATCCGATTCAACCGGCGCGGCAAACGCGCTGTGGCGGACGTTACGATCTACGGCAGGCACTACGAGGTTATCCTCGGCTGCGAGATAGAAAGTCAGCCTGTGGTTCCGTTGATAAGCTCCGGAACTGCGAAGAATATCCCCTGATATCTGCGGAACATATTCCGAACGGACAGGGCGAAGCTATATCATCATGATTTCGGGCGGGTGTTTAAAGTACCCGCCTGAAATCGTCTGTAAGCTACGCAGATTCTTCAAAGGGTAATTTCCCCGCCCAGTAGCAAATCGCGGGCTTAAACGCAAATTAAGCGCATTTAAACGTATGTGAAAGAGGTGACAGCATGAGCAAGAAGAAAAAGAGCATAGCAGCCCTCGGCGCTGCCATTGCCGAGCGCGAAAAAAACAGCACAGACCAGACCTCCGCAGTGCAGCAGCTTGTGGAGGCTTACTTGTCCACAAATAATGAGGCTAAGCGCGCTAAGAAGATAGCCGAGATAAAATCCCGCTGCGGCGGTCTGAACGAACTGCTGTCCCAGAACAGCGAGCTGCTGACCGCCGAGGTGGAGCAGGCGCTCCTGCGCGCGGCAACCGGCTATACTGTCACCGACCGCACCATCAGGTGCGTGAACGGAGTGAAAACCGTGGAGACTAAGGAGCGCCACATTCCTCCGTCCCAGCCAGCTATTGAATTCTACCTTATTAATAAAAAGGGCGAGGATTACAGCCGAAACGGCGGCGGTTCAGGCAACGCTGACGGCGCTCTGGCGGATATTCTGGAGGCGTTAAAAAATGGGTAAAGTTACATTCACGAAAAAGCAGAACGACCTCATGCGGCTGTTCAAGCAGAACAAGCTTCCGCGCCTGACCGTTTTACAGGGTTCGGTGCGTTCGGGCAAGACATGGATATCGCTGATATTCTGGGCGCTGTGGGTGGCTTCCCGTCCGCGCGACTACCTGTACATGATGACCGCAAAGTCGCTCCAGACCCTCAAGCGCAACTGCCTGCTGCCGCTTCAGGAGCTTATCGGCGAAAGGAATTTCACGTTTTCGCTTTCCGCAAAGGAGGGCGTTCTTTTTGGACGGAAGATAATGCTCGAGGGCGCGAACGACGCGCGCTCCGAGAATAAGATCCGAGGAATCACGCTGGGCGGCGCTTACTGCGACGAGCTTACGCTGTTCCCGGAGGATTTCTTCGTAATGCTGCTGTCACGTTTGTCCGCGCCCGGTGCAAAGCTGTTCGCGACTACCAACCCGGACACGCCTACCCATTGGCTAAAGAAAAAGTACCTCGATAACGAGTCTCTTGCGGACGACCTGCTGAACATCTTTTTCGGTATTGACGATAATACAACACTCCCAGCCGACTACGTTTCCGCGCTGAAAAAGGAGTACACCGGAGTGTTCTACGACCGGTTCATTCTCGGCAAGTGGGTAGTGGCAGCGGGCGCTATTTACCGGGTGTTCTCGGATAATATCCCCGCGTTCGCCGCGCCGGAGCCGCTCCCACGGCTGGACATGATAAACGTCGGAGTGGACTGGGGCGGCAACGGCTCGGCTCATGCTATGGTCGCAACGGGCGTGACCCATGATTACGGAAAGCTGATCGCCCTGCGGAGCGAGCGCGTCCCCGCTACTGGACTTACTCCGCAGCAGATCTACAAGCGTATCTATGAGTTCTGCGAGGACATTCAGCGGGATTTTGGCAGGATCGAGGACATCTACGCCGACAGCGCCGAGCAGACGCTGATTTCCGGCTTGCGGGAATACCTAAAGCCGCTCGACCTGACCGTGAAGAACTCGATGAAGCGCCCGATAATCGACCGTATCCGCGCGACTACTATGCTTATGGGCGGCGAAAGATTCCTGCTCACTTCGGATTGCGAAACGCTGCGGGACGCGTTCCAGGGCGCGGTTTATGACGACAAGGTTGTCGGCGAGGATATCCGGCTGGATAACGGAACCTCGGATATTGATACGCTGGACGCGTTCGAGTACAGCTTTGAAAGATACATTCCGCGGCTCATAAGGAGAGATTAATGAACATTTTAAACGCGCTTAAAGGCTTATTTAAAGGGAAAGGAGGAACGGACGTGGACGACTTTAATATTACAGATTCAGCGGTAAGCTCGACCATGCGCTCCGCGACTTCCCTCTGGTGGGACGCGTTTCAGGGACAGCTTCCGTTTGCGCAGACCCACAAGAATTTCAAGCCGCTGCCGGTGGCTTATACTTCTACCGCGTATCTGGCGCAGCTCGTCACCGGGGAAATCAAGTTCGAAGTCGCGGACGAGGAGCTGAACAGGAACGTCCAGAAGAATCTCCTGCCGAACCTCGACAGGATAGTTCAGCAGACCCTTGTCGGCGGCTACACGGTGATTAAACCGTATTTCGTGCAGTCCGGCGAAATGTTCTTCGATTCCGGCACCAGCCGTGACTTCCTGCCGATGGCTCTGGACGAGAATGGGCACATCACCGAGGGCGTATTTTTCGAGCGTATACGGTACCGCGGCAAAATCTACGAGCGCCGGGAACATCACACATTCCAGAACGGCGTGCATACCGTCCGGAACACGGCGTATCTCTACGGCACAAAGCACGCTGTGGAGCTTGCGACCGTGCCGAAATGGGCGGTTCTGCTTCCGGAAGGACGGATTCTCTCAGATATTCCGATGATAGCGACATTCCGCACGCCCTACGCGAACAACATCGACCTCGACAGCGAACTTCCGATAAGCATTTTCGCGAACTCTCTCGGCACGCTGCATGAGATAGACGAGGCGCATTCCGAGTATTGCGCGGAATTTAAGAAGATGTCCGCAAAGGTATTCGCCGACCGCACCGTTTTAAAGGAAAACAGCGGTATTCCCGACGATTACTTTGTAGGGATAAGCGGCGACGGTACCTCCACAATGGAACAGCAGATAATGGCTTATGCTCCGCAGATACGCGAGACCGAGCACAGCGCCAAGATAAACAAGGAACTGCGGTTCTACGAAACGCAGATAGGCGTAAGTTCCGGAACGTTCTCGTTCGATACGCAGAAAGGTCTTGTCACGGCAACGCAGGTGCTGTCAGAGGACAGAACTACATACAATACGGTCTGCCAGATTCAGCGGCAGTTGCGCCCGGTGCTCCAGTCGCTCAGTCAGATTGTTGTCACTCTGGCGCGGTTCTACGGCTTCGAGTGCGAGGACGGAGAATGCGCGATAGAGTTCGGCGATTCCGTATTTGAGGACACCGGAACCGAGTTCAACCGCCGCTTCCAGATGGTTCAGGCGGGACTGCTCAAACCGGAGCTCTTTGTTTCTTGGTATTACGGCGTCCCAGTTGAACGGGCGATGGAAATGATATCGCCCATGACCGAACTGTTCGGAGGTGAGTAAATGCTCACTCCGGAACAGCTTCAGAATCTTCCGCAGGAGCTGACAGATCTTTACGAACAGCTCTCCGAGTTTATCCTGCGGGACATAGCCCGGCGCATTGCAAAGGGCGCAAAGATAACCGACACGGCGGAATATCAGCTTTATCGCGCGCGGAGCCTTGGACTTTCCACGGACGAAATAGCCGCGAAAATAGCCGAAATAAACGGCAGTTCCGCCGCGGAAGTCAACCGGCTTATTCGTGAGGCTGCGGCGCAGTCCGATGAGTTCGACCGGAAAATGCTCGGAGCTGATAAGGGCGCGGCTGTTCCTCTAGAAGAAAACGCACAGCTCCAGAAGCTCATTTCCGCGCAGATAGCGGAGACCGCCGGAAAGTGCGAAAATCTCACAAACACGATGGGGTTCGCCGACCACGATTTCCTCGGGCGCGTGTACTACCTTTCCATGACGGACATGTACCGCCGGGAGATGGATTCCGCGCACATGAAAGTTGCGACCGGCGCAACGGACTACATGACTGCGATACGGCAGGCTTGCAATAAACTTGCGGCGAGCGGCGTGCGAACCATAGATTATGAGAGCGGGCGCTCCGACCGTATCGAGGTCGCGGCGCGCCGGGCGCTCCTTACCAGCGTGGCGCATGTCACGCACCGGATATCCGAGCAGAACGGCGAGGAGCTGGGCGCGGACGGCTGGGAGATGTCGGCGCATTCCGGTTCGCGACCGTCCCACGCGGTGTATCAGGGGCGGCAGTACACGCAGGAGCAGTATGAGAGGATAATCAAGCCGCTCATCAGCGAGCCGAACTGCCGCCATGATGTGTTCCCGATAATCCTCGGCGTGTCCGAGCCGGTTTACACCGAGGAGGAACTCCAGAATATAGACCAGCCGCCGTTTACCTATGAGGGGCGGACTTACACAGCCTACGAAGCTTCCCAGCAGATGAGGAAGATGGAGCGTGCCATGCGAAAGCAGAAAGACCGCTGCATTGTCGCCGACGCTGCCGGGGACGAGGAGAGCTTCACCACTGCGAGCATAAAGCTCCGGCGGCAGAAGGATATCTATGAGGATTTCTGCAAGGCTGCTGACAGCTACACGCAGTATGAGCGGACTTACGTCGCCGGGTATGACAGAAGGCTTGCGGGAAAGACCGGGGCGGTTACGCGGAAACAGAGGGCGTTTGAAAAGGTGCAGATTCGCTTGACAGAAGAAAAGAATCGTGCTATAATTGAGCAAGAGAAACGGAAAGAACAATTCCGTTCCGACCTAAAAAGCGGCAAAATCAACACATCGCTTGACGTGAAAAATCAGAAAAAGCATATTATTTCACCTGAATGGAAGAACAATGTAAGGCAGCAAATAAAGAAGCTGCATGACGGTGACACCAAAGCCGCTTCTCCAAAGAGCAGACTTTTCAAAGATGTTACTCCGGAAAAGTTGTTTAAGGAGTATTCCGGCAAGGGAACGCTCCGACTGCAAAAGAACAGCACGACTGTTGATGAATTTGTTACTGCGGATTATCCTGTTGGTATTACATTTGACCGAAAGCTGCAAAAATACGTCCGAACACGAAGATTCCAAATCAGATATCAGGACGGCGGGTATCACTTATTCCCCGTTTCAGAGAAAGAAGATGATTAGTTATGAACATTTGTCAGAGGAACATTGACATACTGGACGGAAAAAGAGCCAGAGTTACCGATACAGACGGTAACGTGTATGTCGGCAAAGGCTATCAGCCTTGTATCGCAACTTATAAGGACGGCGAAGAGGGCGATGGAATCTGTTTTCTTTGCGACGATGGTTTAGACCTCATCTTCGCTGAAGATGAAATAGCGAATGTCGAGCTACTTTGATAACAGCTGTATAATAATTCCGCACTCCCAGCAATGGGGGTGCAAATTTATACCCTGAAAGGAGAAAGCCTATGCAGCACATATCGGAACGAATTGTAAACATAGCCGATCTGGAGAAGATTCTGACAGATATTCACCTGCTTTCGCAAATAGCACAGAACAGCTCCGGCGATGAAACGCAGAAGCTGCTCCATGAAATAGGAAGATTGGCTGATGAAGCAGCGAACTTCCAGTTCCGCCTTGAAAGTAGAATTACTACTATAGCCAATTAGTAATTCTTGTATCTTCAATTTTAGGCGGTGCATTGTGAAGATGAACGCAATCGCAAAAATCATTGCATATCATCCACTTGTATTCCTCTGATTGTTCATTTGCTGGAAGCTTGCTGTTTTCGACGATAGGGCACTTGGCGCTTTGAAAAACAGCGGAATAAGGATTTGCCGGGTCGTTATATCGGTACGTCACAAGAATCGGTAAATCTATATTCCATTTGTCACAATGAACTTTCATCGGAATAATAGTACAACAATCCATGATTTTGACCTCCTTTCTATACTATTATATTAAATCGAGTGTCAAACGTCAAGGTGTTAATTATCAGAAAGGAGTTCCCATGATCCAGAACAACCGATACTGCAAAGCGAAGCAGGCGGCGGTGAACGCGGACGCAACGCGGAGCGCCAGCGCTGCAATCAGCGAGATCCGCCCCGGTACGTCAGCAGCTACACATACCACATAGTCATGCTACCCTTACTAAGGGTACATTTTTTTACCTGTTTTTAAGGAGGAAACATCATGGATAAGTTAAAAGCGCTCCTGCAGAAGCTCGGCATTGAGCTTACCGCAGACCAGACCAAGCAGATCGGCGAGGTGGTCGAAAAGGAATTCGTTCCCGCTGCCGAAGCCACAGCTAATAAGACAAAGCTTGATGAGCTGACTAAGCAGCTTGCCGCCCGCGACAAGGATCTCGCAAAGCTCAAGGCGGATAACAAGTCCGAGGAGCTGCAGAAGCAGCTCGACGAGCTGAATGCAAAGTACAAGCAGGACACCGACGATCTCAACGCTAAGCTGTCCTCTCAGCAGGCGGATTTCGCCGCAGAGAAGCTGTTCGGCGGCTACAAGTTCGCAAGCGACCGCGTCCGCAAGTCCGTTCTGGACGAGTTCAAGGGCAAGGGCTTCAAGCTGGAGAACGGCGAGTTCGTCGGCGGCAAGGAGTACCTCGAGGGTCTGAAGCAGTCCGAGCCGTCCGTGTTCGCAGCGGAGCAGAAGCCCGGGCTGTTCATGGGCAGCACGCAGAGTACAGAATCCCTTGACGCAAACAATCTTGAAACCCAGGTGTTCAGCGGATTCGGACTTAGCTCAAAGTAATTAAAGGAGGACAAAAATATGGCTTTAAACAATATTGCAGCAGCAGCTCTCTTTCAGAAAGCATGCGATCAGCAGATAATCGAGGGTTCTACCTCCGGTTGGATGGAAGCCAACGCAGGTAACGTAAAGTATACCGGCGGCAGAGATATCAAGATCCCGACCATTTCCACATCTGGTCTTGGCAATTACGACCGTAACTCTGGTTATCCCACAGGCAAGGTTTCTATGACCTATCAGACCAAGACAATGACGCAGGACAGAGGTGTTGAGTTCCTGCTTGATCGTATCGATGTGGATGAGAGCGGATTCGTTGCAACGGCGGCAGCAACTATGAGCGTGTTCCAGTCCGAGCATGTTATCCCGGAGATCGACGCTTACCGCTACAGCACGCTGTACAAGCACATCAATGCCGCTAATCACGCAAGCACTTACACTCCGGACAGATCCACGATTTTAGGCAACCTCAAGGCTGATATCGCGGCTATCCGCGATTCCTGCGGCACAAAGGCTCCGCTGGTCATTATGATGAGCATTCCGGTTTCTGAAATGCTTTCCAACAGTGACGAGTTCAAGCGTGTTGTAAACATGACGAACTTTAAGCAGGGCGAGATCTCGACCGACGTGCTTTCCATCAACGGCATTCCGATCATCGGCGTACCCTCTGAAAGATTTAAGAGCGCATACACTTTCAAGGACGGTACCTCCGAGTTCGGTTTCGAACCTGCAGGCGACGCTAAGGACATGAACTGGATCATCTGTCCGAGAACAGCGCCTATTGCGGTATCTAAGACAGACGGCGTTAAGATCTTTGACCCCAGCCAGACCCAGGGCGCTGACGCATGGAAGATAGAATACCGCAAGTTCCACGACCTGTGGGTGCCTGATAAGGCTCTTGCAGCTATGCGCGTATCGGTGGGCGCATGATCTACGCCGACTACACCTACTACACCGACAGCTACGGCGGCAGGGCGGTAAATCAGGAGGATTTCCTCCGGCTTGCCGCCGGGGCTTCCGCATACCTCGACCGTGTGACCTTCGGCAGAGCTGAGGAGCATTCCGAGGACGACCGGCTCAAGATCTGCTGCTGTGCGCTCTGCGATATACTCGCAGCTACAGCGGACACCGGCGGCATGGTCAAGCAGTCCGAAAGCGTGGGGAGCTGGTCGTATTCGCTTGCGAGCGGCTCAGCGGCAACAGTCGAGGAGCTGATGTACAAGCGGTGTCTGACCTGGCTTCCTGCGGAGTGGCTCTACAGAGGGGTGGCTAGGGAATGAGGTTCACAGAAACAATCACGATCTACAATAAGATCCCGCAGCAGGGGCGCGAACCGGAGAAGTTCCGCCGCACGGTAGTCCACGAAGTATTCTGGGACAGCACCTCCGGAGCGGCGTTCGGCAAATCCGGAAAGGACGACAGCGACAGCATTACGGTCATGATTCCGGATTTGCCTGCGCTTGTTCCGGCAGCGGAATGGTTCCGGAGCGGCTGCCCCGAAGATAAGTTCACGCTTTCCCCCGGCGACATAATCGCCCGGGGCGAATGTGGAGATATCTCAAGCGCAGCGGAACTCGAACGGCAGCACACCGAAAAATTGATAATCACAGCGGTTCGTGACTGCCGGTTCGGTTCCGGGTGCTTACATCACTGGGAGGTGAGCGGAAAGTGAAAATCACTACCGACCGTGGAACATTGTTCACTACCGCCAGCGGCAAGTCTATTCTCCGCTGGAACGGCGGTAAGCCACCCACCGAGGAGGGTTTTAACCAACTCCAGATTTTCATTGACAGCACAGTTGTCCGGCATATGGATCCATACGTCACTATGCGTACCGGAATGCTGAAGAAATCCGTTATCCTCGGTTCCCGAATGGGCAGCGGTGAGCTGGTGTTCATCGCGCCGTATGCTCATAAGCAGTACTACCGCAACGGAAAGCTCAAGGGAAAGCGCGGTTCGCGGTGGTTCCACCGTATGTGGGCGGCGCTTAAGGACACCATCGTCCGTGAAGTCAAAAATTACGCAAGGAGGCTGATGCCGTGAAATCAGTTATGGACAGCGTTTGCGAATACCTTTCCGGGTGTCCGCTGCTCGACCCGAAACTTCCGGTCTACCTTGATTATGTGGACGATAACGACTGCTACTGTGTGGCTACGGTTCCGAATGCACCTTATCGCAAGGACATTCTCGGCAACCGTATCTACACGGTGACGTTCCAGTTTGCGTACCGGACGGCGATAAGCAGCGACATGGAACGCGGAAAAAATGTTGAATTTCTGGAGCAGTTCTGCAGGTGGATAGATGAGCAGAATGACCGGCGCAGCTTCCCCGCTCTGTCGGAGAACCAGACCGGACAGAGCCTCAAGGTAATAGAGACTGGTTGTCTTGACGAGACCGCCGAGGATAGAGTAACGGGCGTTTATTTAACGCAGTTACAGTTTATTTATAAGGAGAGATGTTAACATGGCAATCACAGGAACAGGCGCTGTAGAGCGCGAATACAGCGTACTGCTGATACAGATCAATGGGATATGGTATCCCATCGGCGAGGACAACGAGAGCATGGAGCGTACCCGCAACAACACGGTCACACAGACCAAGAACGTTCTCGGAAAGACCAAGACTAAGGTTGTAAAAGGCAATCAGGTGACATCAGTTTCACCGTTCCTCGTTGCAAGGGACTCCGCGCTCGGCAAGGAGCTGTATGAGATAGATCGGCTGAACAAGCAGCTTGACGAGGTCAAGTACCGCTTTATGGAGGTCTCTATTTTCGACAGCAAGGGCGACGAAAAGTTCGCGGCATGGACGCAGGAAGCAAAGATCGACCTCAAGAGCTGGGGCGGTTCTGCTGCCGATGGTCTGACAGCTCCGTTCGACATCGTCTGGGAGGGCGACCGCACATACGGTATATATGACCGCGCGGCGAACACATTCACCAGTGACGGCGGTATCGAGGAGCTGACGGTCGTTTCTACCGCAGGCGGCTCTGCGACCAGTACGGTGCTGCTGGTGTCCCCGCAGCTCAGCACCGGTAATCATTATGTGTACAAGGGCGGCGCGTCCGCTCAGACCGTCGCCGAGGGGCAGGACGTTACAAGCTGGTCTACGCTTTCCCCCGGTACCGCGATAACCCTGACCGGGTCGCCGGCGACAATCACGGTAGTCGAGGCTGACGCGGCAGGCAAGGCTGTTAAGGCTGGCAGCGTTACGGCAGTGTACGGGTCGTAAAGTGACATTTTCTGCTTGACTTTATCCTCCGGGTGTGGTATAATGTAGAAAAATCACATCTGGAGGGTTAAGTTTATGAAAAGTAAAATTACAGCCATTATTGCAATGCTAGGTATTTGCTTATCATTGTCTGCATGTTCGCAGACTGGGAATCAGTATGAAAGTAGCGCTACCAGTGTATCTACCTCAACAACTTTTGGCACAGAGCTTGCTGAACCCGAAGAGCATGGTACATCTGCATATGTTGATTACTTGTTCTATAAAGCAAAAGCTGACTCCGAAACTGCTACCGAAGAAGATCTTCAGTCGGCACTTGATTGGTTAAAAAATAATGTTGATAACATATTTGACAATCAGGAAAGCATGGAGCTTGCAATGTATAACGGGGAACTGCTTGAAAGGAAATACAAGGACAGTGGCAATTCCTTTGAAAAAATAGGATGGCAGGCTTACAAAACCGTAAAATACGTTTACCGCGGTGCTGAAAGCGTTGATGATCAGGCGACGATAGACAATTATTCGGAACTGAAGGATCTTCTTTCATCTGCCGATAAGATTTCATAAGTTGAGCAATTGACATAAAGAGCGCCACTGAAATGGCGCTCTTTTTCGTGGAGGAATTTATATGAACACAATGAAATACACAGTAACTCCCGAATCCCCGGTTGATATCGAAATATCCGCCAACGGCGAAACACATAATATCAGCTTTTACCCGACAGACCTTGCTGTTCGTGAACGGTTCTACCAGACCTACGAAAACCTGAAGAACTACAAGCCTAAAGAATTTAAGGTCGTTGTCGATAAGAACGGCGTTTCGAACGCCGAACTGGAGAACGCAAAGGAGCTGCGCCGCTTTGCCGAGTTCCTCGGCGAGCAGGTAGATGGAATCTACGGCGAGGGAACAGCGAAGATCCTCACAGGCGGGCGCTGCGAGCCTTCGGAGCTTATCCGTTTCATCTGCGAAACTGCAAAGTACTTCACCCAGACCTCCGACCAGCTTATCAGGCACTACACCGAAGCGGTTCAGGGCGGTGTGATGAAGTGAATTACCTGCTTGAACAAATGCCGCAGGCTGTCCTGATCGACGGCGAAGCGGTACCTATAAGTACAGATTTCCGGGTATGCCTGCGAATAATTCAGGCACTGGAGGACGAGCGGCTCATGGAACATGAAAAGCTGACTGTGCTTATTACGCTCCTCTATCCGGATCCGCCGAAAAATACAGCCCTTGCAATTGAGCAGGGGCTGAAATTTTTAAATCTCGGCGAATCTGTTGACGGCGGCAAGGCTCGTCAGCAGATAGTTTACAATCTTAATAAGGATTCAGCTTATATTTACACGGCGTTTAAAAGCACTTTCAACATAGATTTAAACACCGTTGAAAATCTTCATTACTGGAAGTTCCGCAGTCTTTTTGCCGACCTCGGCAGGGACTGCTTTTTTAATACACTCATAAGTCTGCGTTCACGGCAGCGTTCCGGGAAACTTTCGGACAGCGAAAAGGAATTCGTCCGGAAGAACCCGGAGATTATGTCCCTGACTGAGCATAAGCACAGCAGCGCCGTGCAGGACTTTATCTCGAAGATAGGAAGGAGAGGATAGCATGTCACAGGCTGACGGATATGTCCGTATCGTCACACAGAACGATGTTTCTGAAGCACAGCGCTCCACCGAGCAGCTCGGGGACACGATACATGATGCACTGGACACGACACCTGCGAACAACATGACGCAGGCTGTAAATGCCGTACGGAATGCAACTGAACAGCTTGGCGGTTCGGTTCAGAACTCCATGGATACCGCTCCGGCTGACAACATGACCGGCGCAATTGGCGGTCTTGAGGACGGTATTTCCAACACAGGCGAGGCTGCGCTCAAGACCGGTGACATCATCAAGGCTAATCTGGTTTCGGAAGCGGTTACGCAGGGTATTCAGAAATTGGGAGATGTCCTGAAAAGTTCTGCTTCCCGAACAATTGAGATCGCAGATGGTCTGGACAGCTCGGTAAATAAAATCGCCGCTGCAACAAATGCCAGCGCAGAGGAAGTGAATAAGCTGCGTTCTATTGTTGAACAGATCTACGGCGATAATTTCGGTGAGGGGTTCGAGGATATCGCAGACAGCATATCAAAAATCAAGCAGAATCTCGGCGAACTTGACGACAAGGAACTTGTAAAGGTCACTGAAAGCGCCTATGCCCTCAAGGACGTGTTTGATTACGACATTGCAGAGAGTTCCCGCGCGGTCAAGGCTATGATGGAAAACTTCGGAGTGTCTGCTTCCGAAGCCTATGACTATATCGCCCGCGGCGCTCAGAATGGACTTGATTACTCCGGCGAACTGCTGGATAATATCTCGGAGTATTCCGTGCAGTTCAAGAAGATGGGACTTTCCGCAAGCGATATGTTCACGATTTTTTCCAATGGTGCCGAGAATGGCGCGTGGAATCTGGATAAGATTGGCGACTCAGTCAAAGAAATGGCTATCCGCGTTATCGACGGCTCGGACACCAGTAAGCAGGGATTTGAAGCCCTAGGCTTCGAAGCTGACAGCATGGCTGAAAAGTTTGCCGCAGGCGGAGTTTCGGCAAGAGTGGCTTTTCAGGAAGTCATAGCCGCTCTTGCCGAGATGAACGATCCTATCGCACAGAACACAGCCGGCATAAATCTCATGGGTACCATGTGGGAGGACATGGGCGCGGAAGCAATTCTGGCGCTTGGAGATATCTCTGACAGCGCGTTCGACTGTGCCGGCGCAATGGACACGATAAAGGACGTCAATTACAGCAGCCTTAACAACTCGCTGGAAAATGTCCAGCGACAGATTGACCTGCTTATTGAGCCTATCGGCGAAAGTCTGATACCTGTTCTTGATGAAGCTGCTGATTCGGTTGCGGAGATTGCGCAAAAGGGCGACCTCAAGGAGATAGCAGTCAATGTCGGTAGCTTTATTTCTGGAACGCTGACGTTGCTGCTCAAAAACATCAACCTTATAGCCTCGGCAGTCACCGGTGTTACTGCTGCGGTTATTGCTTTCAAGACCGCGAATGTGCTGACAAAAGTGATTGCAAGCTGGCAGACCGCCGCTTTACAGGTCACTCTGCTCGGAAATGCACAGGGAGCGGCTGCAATAAAGAGCGCGGCGCTGAAAGGCGAGCTTACGGCGCAGGAGATAGTCTACGCCGTACTTAGTGGCAAACTTGATGTTGCCACAGCAAAGCAGATTGCCCTCAATACAGCTATGAATATGAACCCCGCAGGTATTATTGCCGTTGCGGTAGGGTTGCTTGCAACTGCCCTTACAGGTTTCGCAATCAGCGCCGGAACAGCGGAATCCGCAGCCAAAGAGCTGAATGACGCTATTGACCAGATGCATGATTCTGTTGAAAGCTCTATCGCCGACAACGAAGCCGAAATGTCAGTGCTGAAGGATAAGGTCAAGAGATACGACGAACTCCGCACTGCCGTAAGTCTGACTTCCGACGAGCAGAAGGAACTCTCAACTCTGGCACAGGAGCTTCAGAGCGTTCTCGGCGATGAGGTCACTGTTGTAGACCAGCTCACAGGGAAGTACAATGACCTTACTGACGCAGTCGATACTTATATTAATAAGAAAACCGCTTCTGTAAAGCTGACGGCATACGAGGAAGCGGCGAAAGAAGCGTATAACATTAAGCGTACAGCCGAGGAGACTATTTCAGATTTCAGGAGCTTATACGAAAACGGCGATATCTGGAAAATGTCATTGTGGAATCAGAAAAAATGGGGAGACGATGTACAAGCAGCCCAGAAAGCCATAGAAGAAGCCGATAAAACAATAGCGGAATGGCAGAGCCTTGCGTCAGAATCCTACAAGGACGGCATTACTGCTTCCGGGACAAAGACCCCTGCCGCCACGAGCGACAAACAAGCACAACCAGACAACAGTCTCCCTGATTACTGGAAACAGAAAAGCGAGGATTTCAAGTACTGGAAGGAATCCTACAAATACGACTACGATATGGGGCGCATATCCGCCGAGGAGTATTACACTACCCTTGCATCGCTCCGCGATGAGTTCCTTGAGAACGATTCGGACGAATGGCGCTCGGTCAACGTCGAAATAAAGAAGTACTACGACAGCTTATCCGAGGAGCAAAAAAAGGCAGACGAAAAGCGCCTTGAGGAGCAGAAAAAGGCAGACGAGGAATCCCAGAAGGCAGCGGAACAGGCAGCAGCCGACGCCATCGCCGCCCGGAAAGCGGCATATTCCGTGGAAAAATCCCAGCTTGAATTTAAGCTGAAAACCAACCAGATCTCGGAGAAAAAATACTATTCCGAGCTTGCAAAACTCCGGGACAAGTACCTCGACAAAAACTCCGCCGAATGGCGCAGCGCTTTCCTCGAGACCTACGAGTATAATCAGAAGATAGTTCAGGCGAACAAGGACGCTCTGGAAAAGCTTCTGAACGATACCAGTGACACTACCCTGTCCGCGCTGGAGAAGATAGTTTCCGCCCGGGACAGCCTGACGGCTAAGCTTACGGACTTCAACAAGACGTTCGAAAAGGTCACCGAGACCATTCCGGAGACGATAGCGGTCAAGGGTGATTTCACCATCACGACCGCCGAGCATGATGTCGAGACCTACAAAATGGGCGCTGACAGTATCGAAGATAACATCAAGGTTCTTGAGGAATACGGCGCAATGCTGGACGCTCTCAAGGCGCGCGGCGCTGATGAAAGCACGCTCAGCTCCATACTGAACATGGATATTGAGGAAGGCATGGAGTTCGGCTCTAAGCTGCTCAATATGTCGGATCAGGCATGGAATAGCTATTTCGACAGCCTTGAGCGGCTCCACAAGACAGCCGCAGAAATATCCGCGAAATACTATCAGGACGAGGTCAACAGCCTCAAGGAGAACTTTGTGGACAAGCTCCGCAGCGCGTTTGACGGCATGACCAGCGACATGTATCAGGTCGGATTCGACACCGCAAAAGCGTTCGTCGAGGGCTGGAACAAGCAGCTCGGAACCGAGGATCTAACCCTCGGAGATATCGCTGCCGCGGTGAGCGGCGGAACGCTGTCAACTGCTCCTGTCGCCGCCCAGAGCATGAGCGCAGCCGGAACCGTACTGAGCGGCGCGACAAAGCTGATGTCCCAGATCGTAAACGTCCCGGTTTATATCGGTACGCAGAAGCTTGCGGACGTCATGGTAGATGTCACGAATGGCAAGATAATTCAAACCGGCAAAAATGTGCTTATGACTTGAGAGGTGATATTTTATGATGTGGTGGAACGGAGAACCGCTGCCGACACCATCCCCGGGGATATCCTTTGAGGAGCGTATCGTTGAGGGAACCAACAGTGGGCAGACCCTCGGCGGTTCCTACTCCAAGAAGATAATTGCCCGGAAAGAGGACGTCCGTGTAACGTGGGAGGGGCTGACCGCCGAGGAAAGCGCCGCAATCGGCAAAATCGACGCCAGCACTTACGGAAAGCTGACGTACTACAGCCCGTCGAAAGGCAAATTTCTGACGAAAACAATGCATGTCGAAAGCCATACGCAGGACATCAACGAAGCGGATATCCAGCTTGGGAAGTTCCATGGAGATATCAGCGTAACTGTGCAGTTCCGCGAAAAGTAAGGAGGCTTAAAGGTGTTTTTAATTACCTTTTCAAAAGCTGGTCAGGAGGATATCGTTCTGACCGAGGACGACCTGTTCGACTTTCAGTACGAAGCGAGCTGCTACTCTGGCGAGAGCTTCGAGCTTGGCGGCGTGAATGCGAAAACGCTGTACCTGCTCATTGATAACAATACGCAGCGTTTCTCCCGGGGCACATTCGCGAACTGCCGCGTAAAGCTTGAGATAGACGGGAAATTTTTCGGCTACTACAATACGGAGCTTCCGAAGCGCCGGAACGGCGTGATAGAGCTTACCGCATACGACGATATGGTGAAGCTGGACACCGAGTTCCCGACCGATTACACGTTTCCGCAGACGTTCTGGGCTGTGTATGCTCAGTGCGTATTTGAAGCCGGGCTTGCTTCCGAGGTGTCGTTCGACAACGTTGTCCTTAACGGTGCATGGGACAACGGCATTATTTCCGCTGATTACACGCAATATATCTACGCTAATTCCTGCCGCAATCTGGTGGCGGGAATGGCAGAGTGGAACGGCGGTTATGCACATATCAACGATGATGGGAAGCTCCAGATAGACAAGTTTTCCAAGATTGTGAGCCGGGAATACCGCTCCGGCGACCTGATGGAGCTTGACTACAGCGACGAAACCGTAACGTTCTCAAAGGTAAAGACCTCGCAGAAGAACAAGACCTATGAGATGGGAACGGACGATGGGTATACGCTTGTTCTTAATAATCAGTATATCGGCTATGGGCTTGATGATACGTCGTTCGAAACGGCGCTGGAGCAGATATACAACTACTACAAGGGCTTCGACCTTACGCCGATGTCGTTCACGCTTGCCGAGCCTGATTTTGACCTGCGTATCGGCGACAGAGTTAAGGTTTATGATGAGGAGGAGCAGGTAACTGTTGTCGGGAATGTTTCCAAAATCGTGATATCCGGCAACTGCTCTATGACTGTTATCTGCGGCGGGTTTGAGAACGTGTCCAGCCACAGTAATTTTACTCCGACTTCTTACAGTCAGGTTCAGCAGGCTAGTCAGGACGCGAAAGGTGATAGGACAGCAGAAAAGCTTGTGTCCCCGACCCAAACCTCGTATGCCGCGGTGCAGGACGGACGAGGGTTGTGTATGTTTCAGAACGGCGAATGGTGGGCGTTTCTTCAGCGCGCTAGTAATGGCTTTATGCTGAGCGGGACTAACGCGTCGCATCTGACTATTTCATCAGACTACCCCAAGCAGCTTGTAGAGCTTAGTTCCGGTAGCAACATGATTATTCTCGATAACCAAGGTGAAAAAAGCATAATGATTGAGGTGGATAATACTACACGACTGTGGGTCTACCAAAGGGGCAAGTTTTATCTTAGACCATCCGGACTTTCTTTCGTTAACAGCAAAAACATTACGTATAGATTTGAAGCAACAAACGAAGGATGGGCTATATACAGCACGACCGATGATACAGGCAGAAAGCTTGAGGCAAAGGCAGATGGGCTTTATTACAACGGCAAAAAGGTACTTTTGGAGGGATAAATCATGACATCAAAAACAATCGTCCTCACCGGCGAAGAAATCAGGGCGGATTACTCGGGCGGGACGAACGTCTGGCTCAGGAACGACGGCACGGCTACCGTGTACGCTTCCGGAGCTCCGGGCATATCTGCGGGAGCTGACGGCACGGTCAGCATACCTGCGGGGCAGTCCGTTGGCGTTTACGGCGCGAACGGTACGGTGTACCTGCTCGGGACGACTGGATCGGTGCAGCTCATCGGGAGCGATTACACCGCATGCCCTTTTAAGACGTCAGCACAGTCCGGCGGCTCGGGTGCTGACAGCGTAGCCAGAGCCGCCATTGAGGCTCATGCAGGGAACGCGGATATCCACGTTACCGCCACTGAAAAGGCAGCGTGGAACGCGGTGAATTACAGCAATCCGAACCTGCTGATAAATCCGGATTTCCGTATAAATCAGCGCGGGCAGGCTGAATACACCTCCGGCTACACGGTCGACAGATGGTATTCCCCCGGGAAGTGCAGCGCAGCGCCGATTTCCGGCGGTGTAAAGCTCACCTCTACGGTAACAGCGTCGTCAACAACCCACGCTTTTTGGCAGGATTTTGAGTTCCCGCTTCCACCGGAAAAATACACGCTATCTCTCAAGGCAGCGGACGTCACCGGAGTATGGGCCGCGCGTATCCGCACTGTGACCGCAGCCG